CAAGACGGCACAGATCAGGTTGCGGCCAACACCACAACGGCCTATGCCGTCACATTTGACACCACCGACTTCAGCAATGGCGTTACCTTATCTAATTCGTCAAGGCTAAATGTAGCGCAGGCTGGCATCTATAACATTCAATTCAGCATTCAGCTGACCAATAGCACCAATGCACCTCAAGATGTGGATGTGTGGTTTCGCAAGAACGGAACAAACATTGACAAGTCAAACAGCAGATTTGGCTTCGCGGCAAGGAAATCCCCTGGCGACCCATTCCACATTGTTGCCACACTGAACTTCTTTGTAAGTCTGGCGGCCAATGACTATGTGGAGATCATGTGGCGGCCAACAGATGTTGGCGTGCAGATTGAACACTATGCGGCCAGCAGTTCACCGACCAGACCGGCAGTGCCGTCAGTCATTGCCACTCTCACATTCGTGTCCAATCTGTCAACAGAAACCGCATAATCAAGCCATGGCACTCATACCCTTAAAAATTCCACCAGGCGTGTACCGCAACGGCACTGAGTATCAGTCTGCCGGACGCTGGTTTGACGCAAACCTTGTGCGCTGGTACGAAAACACTCTGCGTCCCATTGGCGGCTGGCGCAAGAAGTCAGAGACAGCCATGACCGGTAAATGCCGTGGACTTTTGACTTGGAAGACAAATGCTGGCGAGCGTTACATCGCCATGGGTACAAGCACAAAGCTGTACGTCATGAGTGAAAACTCTGTCCTTAAAGAAATCACACCGACAGGGTTCACCACTGGGCGTGCTGACGCTACAAACACCACCGGCTATGGATACAACCTCTATGGCTCATTTGCTTATGGGGTTGCGCGTCCAGATACTGGTGCAATCGCGCCAGCTACTACATGGAGTCTGGACACATGGGGTGAGTACCTTGTCGGCTGCTCAGATGCTGATGGCAAGCTGTACGAGTGGCAGCTGGGATTCACAACGCCTACACTGGCCGCTGTAATCACCAATGCGCCAACCGGCTGCACTGCCTTGTTATCTACGGCAGAGAGATTCCTATTTGCTCTGGGTGCCTCCAGCAACCCGCGTCTGGTCAAGTGGTCAGATCAAGAGAACAACACAACATGGACGGCGGCGGCCACCAATCAGGCCGGTGACTTTGAGATCAACAGCAGTGGCTCACTGAAGTGCGGAAAGCGCGTCAGGGGCATCAATCTGCTGTTCACTGACGTTGACGTGCATACCGCTAACTATGTCGGTCAACCCTATGTCTACGCCTTTGAGCGCGTGGCATCAGGATGCGGAGTCATCTCAGCGCAAGCTGTGGCGGCCATAGACAGCACCGCCATGTGGATGAGTCAATCAGGCTTCTGGATATTTGACGGTTACGTTAAGCCTTTGAACTGTGATGTCTCGGACTATGTCTTTCAGAATCTAAACTACAACCAAGCCAGCAAGGTTTACGCCGTCCACAACAGCAAATATGGTGAGATATGGTGGTTCTATCCATCCAACGCCAGCAATGAGGTTGACTCCTATGTCACCTACAACTACCGCGAGAATCATTGGAACATTGGAGTGATGGGGCGTACTGCTGGCACTGATCGAGGCGTATTCAACAATCCCATCATGGTGGACGAATCAGGCTTTATCTACGAGCATGAGGTGGGGTATGCGTATGACTCTGGCGTGGTTTACGCTGAGTCCGGCCCATTTGAGATTGGCAACGGTGACAACATCATGTCTGTGCGTCAGGTGATACCGGATGAGCAGACGCTGGGCGAGGTGTTGGTGAGTTTCAAGACTCGGATGTATCCGACATCAACTGAAACGACTCACGGGCCGTATCCAGCTGCACAGCCAACTGATGTCCGGTTTGCTGGCCGTCAGGTGAAGATCAGGTACACCGGTGCCGTGCTGGAGGATTGGCGTGTTGGTGTTAACCGGATTGAGGCAGTGGCGGCGGGTAAGCGTTGAATTAAAATTGAGCGAAAATGGCGTGAAAGTACCAGTATGTATTCGGGAAGATTACGTCTTTTACTTGGAACTTTTTGACAATTTGCTTTGGTTTCACATTGACATCAATAGATGGTCAGCAGAGGTAAAAAAGAATTGTCAAAAAGATTTTTCTAGTCTCGATGGGTTGATTGGTAAGCCAATCTTTGCGTTGATACGAGAAGATGACATCAAACTTGCAAGATTTGCCAAGTCCTTTGGCTGGTCTGAGAAATGTCAAATAGACTTATTAGACGGATCAAAGGCTTTTATTTATACCTCAAGGGTATAGCAAGGGGATGTTATGGGTGGTGCAGTTACGGCGGTTACACAGCCATTTGCTGATCTTGTTAAAGATACAGGTGGCAATCTTGGTAATCTTGTTAAAGATACCGGTGGCAGTATTGGTAATGTTATCGGTGGCCCTGTTGGCAACCTTATTAGCGATACCAGCGGAAATGTTGGCAATCTTGTTAAAGATACTACAAGTAGTGGACTTAGCCAGGATTTGTATAAGGCAGCATTATTGGCGGGTACTGCATATGTAGCAGCCCCATATATATTAGGTTCAGGAACGGCAGCAGCTGGCACAGGTACGGCAGGATCATCTGGTGTTATAGGGGCAAGCCCTGTTGTAACAGGATATGCTGGAACTACCCCTCTGACAATGGCAAATACAGGTAGTTTGTTAACTGGTACAAGTGGTGCAGTGGGTAATGCTGGATTACTTACAGGAGCATCATCATTTTCTGGATTAGGAACAGGAGCGACAACAATGGCAACACCTAGTTTTTTTGACACATTATCAGGATACGGATCAAGCGCCTTGGATTTTGCAAAAGAAAATCCACAATTAACAGGCTCATTACTTGGTAGCGTAACTGGCGCGCTGAGTGCCGCAAATGCACCAAAATCACAGACGGCGACAACATCCATTGACCCGCAAATCAAGGCTGAGTACTTGGCTAACTTGGAGCGAGCAAAAACTACCGCCGCAGGACTCGCGCCAAGGCAGTATGCCGATCCTAGTCAGATGTACACCCAAGCAGAAAGCCAACTCTATAACCTCGGCATGACTCCATTCGGCGCTGCTGACATTCAGCAGTTTTACAACCCATACGAAGAGCAAGTTGTGCAGGGTGCTTTGAGCGACATTGAGCGTGCGCGACTAATGCAAGAGCAGGAAAACATGGCTCGGGCAACTGCTGCAAGAGCGTTTGGCGGTTCACGCCAAGGCGTGCAGTCTGCATTGACCAACGAGGCCGCATTGCGTCAATCAGCCACCACTGGCGCACAGTTGCGATCTGCTGGATTTAATACTGCCGCCAATCTTGGACTCGCAGCAAGACCAATGAACATTGCCGGTTTGCAGACATCTTTGGGACTTGGATCACAGCGCGATGCGTTGGCTCAGGCAAGGCTTGATGCAGAACGCAACGCGGCTTTGGAGCGTTTGCAGATTACTAGCGGCGCATTGGGATTGCAGCCTGCAAATACCGGCGGGACATCTACAACACCGTTGTATAGCAGCACACTTGGCAGTGCGCTTGGCGGTGCATTGAGTGGTGCTTACATTGGTTCTTTGTTAGAACCCAAAAAATCTATCATGGCATGAGGTAAAAAATGGCAGATTCTTTATTTTCTAGCCCGTCAGCAGAATATTACTTTGGTGAATATTTATCGCCAGAGATTTATCCTTGGCTTGGTCAGGGCGCACAAATTAATCCTCGTAATTATTCACCTTTGCTTTTTCCTCCAGAGCCTTTAATGCCACTACCTGTTCCGAGAGAAGTTACGCCTCAAACCTTTGGAGGTGGAGTTGTATTGGATACTGAACCTTACGTCAGTGACAGCGATAAAACAAGACAAGCAATTGATAAGCGCATTGAAAATTTTCCAATTCAAATTAACCCTTTTGTGAGTCGAAAAATGGCAGATACACAAACAAACTCTAACTCGTTTGATAACCTTGGCAGCCTGCTGTTTAGCGGTGGCAGTACTGATGGCCTTGAAGGTTATCTGTCACCGCAACAGCAGGCGGCTATCCAGCGTCAGGCATTGATGCAAGCGGCTGCCTCACTGCTTAAATCAAGCGGCCCGAGTACTACGCCTACTTCATTTGGTCAGATGCTGGGCGGTGCATTTGAGGCTGGCACAGCCGGTTATCAGCAAGCACAGCAGGGTGCTATTAATCAGTTGCTGACAAAGCAAAAGCTGGATGAATTTAAGAGAAAGCAGGACATACAAAAATTCTTTATGAGTCGTGTGCCTGGCATGACAACTGGCGCAGTACCAGCACCGGCATTAGCGCCAGCATCTGTATTAGCGCCAGCAGCACCAAGTGTTCAGACTGCGCCTGCTGATGGTTCAATGCAAGTCATGCCTGATGTAGCGGTAACAGGCAGACCTCGTCCTGACATCTTCTCTACTCTGACTCCAGATCAGATGGCGCTTATTGCAATGGATACAGAGAAGATGCTGCCTAAAGTGTTTGAAGAAAGCCTTAAGACTGAGAGTTTCACCACATTGACTCCATCTGAGGTTACGTCATTGGGACTTGATCCACGAGGTAAGTATCAGCAGAATGTTCGCACTGGTCAGATCACAAGTCTGCAAGCGCCAAAAGACAAATTTAAGATTATCACTGGAGCCGAAGCGGAAAGAGTTGGCTTATCTGGTGTTGCTAAGTGGCAGTTTAATGAAGCAACAAATCAGGCTACACAAGTACCAGAAGTAGATGGGGCCTTTGGAAGCAGTCTTCCTGGCATAGCATATAACCAAATTTTGAAGGGTGTAAACAACGGCAAAACAGATACTCTTGAGTATCTCTTAGCATACAGAGAATTGAGCAAACCTGTTCCTATGGAAGAGGTTCAGGCTGATGGATCAACCAAGATTGTTTATAAACAGCCGCAGCCATTGTCAACTAGTATCCCTAGACCTACATTCAAAGGAACAGTTCCTCAAGTAAAAAATCCGGCAACTGTGGTTCAGCCTGGCGCTGCACAAACGGCTCCTCCAGCCGTTAGTACAACTCCTGTTGCACCACAAGCAAGCGCACCTGTTAGTGAAACTGGCATTCAGTCTGGAGTTAAGTCAACTCCTTTTGCGCCTACTTCTGGTCAAGTTGGGGATGCAAGAAAGCAGATTTTGGTTGCTGAAAAACTATTGTCTGCTATCAATTTATTAGAAACTGATGTAAAGCAAAATGGTATGCAGATTGGCGGCCTAGGTCAGGCTGGAGGCCGTCAAGAAGCATTGTTCCAAGATGCAATCCTGCAACTGAAAGAACTGCAAAATCTTGGCGTACTGAATGGTCCTGATGAACGCATTCTGTTACAGCAACTGGCAGACCCAACAAGCCTGAAGTCATTGATTAAAGGACTTGGCGGTTCTGACTATGTACTGTCAAAAATCACAGAGTTGCGTAATAAAGCGAGCCGTGAAGTTGAGATGATCAATAAGCAATTTCCGCAATCAATTACAACACCGAAGGCAGCGGCAGAGCCTCCATCACCGCCACCAGGTGTCAGAGACATACTCAAGAAATATCCTGGGAGGAAATAATAATGTCTAACCCAACAATTGATGATCTGTATAGGTCATTGCAGGCTGCTGATGCAGCTGGCGATACAAAAGCTGCACAGGTTCTTGCGGATTACATCAGGTCAATTGAAATCCCATCAATTGGCGGTCAAGATGAAACGAAGATAGAGCGCACCACTGGCGCACCTTTGCCAGTGCGTGCAGCCGTTGGTGCGGCTACCACCATGCAAGACAAGTTGGCAACGCTTAGGAAATTCTTTCCTGACGCGCAGCCATACGACAAAGAGAATTTCGTCTACACCGATCCTAAGACCGGACGGCCAACGCTGATGAATGAGAAGAATTCTAATTTTTTTGGAATTCCTATTCCGACAATGGGAGATGTATTCGGTGCAATGCCTGAGATTGCAGAGACTCTTGGCTCTGCTACTGGTGCTGCGGTCGGGGTTCCATTTGGGCCGCCAGGAATGGTTGCTGGCGCTGCTGGTGGTGGCGCTGCATTCAAGAAGCTGTACGAGATGGGTATGCAGTATGGCGGTCCAACTGTTGAAACCAGAGGCGGTGCAGAGCAGGCCGCTGGAGTGCTGAAAGACATCACCATTAATGCTGCTGGTCAGCGCGGTGGTCAACTCATTGAGAAATATTCACCATACTTGCTGTCACCTATCCAGCAGCAAATCATGGGATTACGACAAGGAATACCGCAGGCTGCGGCCAGACTCGGCATCAAACTGCCTGCCGGTGTTGCTACTCAGAGTCCTGCTGTTCAGCGTCTTGAGGCTGGACTTGCTCAGACACCTGGCGGCGCTCAAGTCATTGCGCCAAAGTACGAATTGATGCAGGAGCAGATGGGTACTCGCGCAACTCAGATTGCAGAGGACTTGTCTCGTGCAGAGCGCGGGCCAGGCGTAGCAGCTGGAGAGCTTTACACCGAGAAGGGTGGACTTGGTCAATTCATTAAGGGTGCTTCTCAGGCAGCCGGTAAACGGTTTGAAGAAAGACGCGAACAGATTGATGATCTCGTTGCCCATGCTGTTGGATCAAATAACAGGTTTGCCGCCAATAACACGGCTCAACTAGTCAGTGATTTACAAGCACAAATTGATAGAGATCCAAACACAATGGGGCCATTGTTGCAGCCCGTCATTGATCGAGCCATGCGTGTTGTGTCTGATGCAAAAGCTGGATTTGGTGGCGTTTCGTTTGATGCTCTTAGAAAAGAGCGAACAAGCATTGGAAAAGATTTAGATCGACCAGATATTTCTGGTCTTTCAGACACTTCAAATTTTGCGCGTTTGTATGCTGCCTTGCGTGCTGACGTTTCTGCGGCTGCGACTAAGTCAGGCCCGATTGCAGATCGCGCTTTAAAGTTGCATGATCGTTACGTCAGGTTCAACCGCGAGGTGAATTTGCCAGCCCTGCAAAGGATTGTGGATCAGGACTTAGATGTCGCAGCGGCCAACTATGCACTGTCAGGAACAAAGGACGGCATGGGGCGTTTGCAGCTGCTTGTTCGCAATTTCAAGCCAGCGGAACGAGACACACTGGCAGCGTCTGTATTCCAGCAATTAGGCAATGCCAAGGCCGGTGTCAAGGAAGGTGCTGATATTGGAGCCGACAGTTATCAGTTCAGCGCGAATACATTCCTGACCAACTGGAACAGCTTGAGTGACAGCGCCAAGAGAGTGCTGTTTGCGGGTGATAAATATCGCAACATCATTCCGGCCATCAATGATCTGGTTAAGGTGACAACCGGTGCGCGTGAGGCTGGCAAGGCCGTCAATACATCAAACACTGCTGGCGCTCAAATGGTTACATCAGCCCTGTTAGGCACTGGCGGCATCATAGGAGGTGCTTTAAGCGGTGACGCTACAACGGCACTACTTGGCGGCGCTGGAGCCTTAAGCGGCCTTATATTGACCGGTAACCTTGCGGCCAGATTGCTTGAGAGTCCAAGGTTCATTCGTTGGGTGTCTGACACCAGCAGAGCCGTTGTCAACAATCCGAATTCACTGACCGCACAAGTTGCAAAGTTGACCGCCATTGCTACGGCAGAGCCTGAAATGGCAGACTCAATTGAGGCGTACTACAAACAAATCCAACCTATCGCAGTTCAGATGCGTACAGCGAGGTAATCATGGCAACTAGTTATTACCAAGACCCATATGGCGCACCAGACTACTCGGCAGAGGGTATGCCAAGCCTGCTGTCCTTAAGTAATCTGGAGTCGCTTGCGCGAGGCACTGGTGCCAGTTTGCTTGATCTCCCCTACTTGTTTGAAGGAATGTTTCAAGGCGATATTGATCCGCGAATGAAGCCAAGGAAGAGGCTTGTTCCATCATCTGAGCAAGTATTGGCTACGACACCGCGCATGACAGCGCCAACGCCACAGGCAGGCTTGCTTGAAACTGTTGGTGGGTTCATGTCACCGGCACCAGTAACTGCTGTTAAGCCGTTGGTGAAGGGTGCTAAGGCTATTGGTAGTGCGGTTGAAAAAGGCGCAATGAATGTTGGCCGCGCTGGTGAGCGTTATGCAGAGCGCGTTGTGCCGCAAATCATGGAGCGCGGTGGGCTTGGCGCTGGTCTGCTTGGTGA